CGATCTGCTGCATTGGTCTTTGGCTGGATCGCTGGTTGGGATGTTCAAGTAGTCCGCCACAGGACCGCCGGCATACCCGCATTCACCGGACCGGTAAGCCCATAGGCACGTCCCTGCAATCACCTGGCGCCGTGGCAGCTTCACACCGGTCAAGTCAAGTGGAGAGCCAAGATCGAACTCAACCGCCGTCGGCGTCTCGTTTACCTTGCGCGTGATGAACCATGTTTCTACTGGGTATTCTTCTGCGGGGTTGGCCGCTGGGTTCCCGGCGGAGAAATTTACCGCATCCAGATATTTAACCAGTGTCCGGCGTCGCTTGAGCTTCACCCACAGCAGGTCGTCATATAGTCGGCAGAGTGCAGAAATGGTGCCGCCGAAGTTGCCGACCTGAAGTTTTGGGCGGGCCGGCGAACCCTGGCTTGGCGTGGAAAACTCCGAGCCCTTGAGCGGCCATGGGGTATAGGCAACACCTTTCCAGACGACCGATCCAAGGTTTTCATTGGTCCCGTTGTGAAAGCGGATGGTCTGGTCTGACAGGATTAATTCAAACCCCTCCCAGATAGATAGCCCGTTCGCGAGCGATAGCTGCCCCTGAAGAGCTGTCATTCGTACACCTCCTCGAAGGTCACAGACATACTGTCAATGCCTTTGGCGACATTGGCGCGCGTCCATTCCCGGCAGACGAACTGCCCGGCCGCTTGGCCAGAATGCGTGTAGGTAAAAGCCTCAATCGCGCCTCTGGCCTTGAGGAAGACGTCAATCTCCTCAATCTCCGCCTTGAGCCGCTTAAACATCAGGGCGAACTTGCGCGGCTGTCGGTTGATACCGGTTCCCTGCCGCTGCTCGTACCCGTCGCCGAACTTGATGGGCTTTACGGTTGGGGTGATCGTCTTGGTAGCGTCGTAGGTCGGAACCCATGTAAATGTCGGCATGACGCCTCCTTATGCTAGTTGCCCACCGTTACGGCGAGCGGTGGCGATTTCCTGACGGCAGACGACCTTGATTGCTTCAGCCAGGCGCGCCGGATCAGGCGAAGCGCCGCCACCTTCAGAGGCATCCACCGTCACGCTGACGTTGACCGTGCTGGAGTTGGCCCCGCCACGAACACCGAGACGACCTTGCGAGTCGCGCGCCAGAGGCACAATGGCCTCAGGGCCAGCCTCACCCATCACGCCGGTGTTGCCGTTAGCCATACCGAACGCGGTTGGTTTGCTGACGATGCTGTCGGAGAAGGCGCCGCCATTGGCGAACATCTGCACGCCGCCAGCCCACGCGCCACCCTTGGCTTGCGTCGTTTGCGGGAAGTACGTCGAGGAATAGCCTGACTGCGTAGCGCCGGAAGGCGCACCGCCGCCGAAGTAGGAACTGGCCGCATTGGCCGCCAGCCCGAACAACCCACTGAGCGCTGACGAACTGGCCTGCCGCGCTGCGATCCGCGCCATATCAGCAAGGATTGACTTAGCAAAGTCAGAGAATGAGGCTTTCCCGGTCGTGACGAACTGAGCGAATGCATCCTCTGCAGCACCAAACGCGTTGGTGAGCAGACTTGTTGTCTGTCCGGCCACATCGCGCGTCGACTCCAGATAGTTCTGCCACGCCGCCGACGCGCCAGTGGTCCAGTCACCCTGAGCCACAGTCATCTTGTCGTAACTTTCGACCGTAATGTTGCGCAGCTCCTGTTGGCTCTGCGCGATCGCTTTTAGCTTGGCGTTGTACTCGTCGAGGCTCATGCCGCGCGAGCCATCACCGTACTGGTTGGCCAGATCGATGCGTTGGGCGTTGGACTTGTCGTCGATGCTGTTCTGCTGGTCGGTCAGCCTGCGCTGGCGGTCACCCTGACCAAGGCTCGATGCTGCGCGCAATCCTTGCTGACGAAGCGTATCGACTTGTTGTTGCAGTGCACTGGTATAGGTTTGAACGGCCAGAGTCTGCTTTTTGACCCGGCCTTCTTCGTTCGTGGCAATGATCGCCAGTTCACTGTCGCTGTCCTGCTGCGCCTTGACCATGGCGGAACGTGCATCTGAGATCTTTTGATCAATCTGGATGACCTGCGCCGCGGTGGTGCCCTTTTTGGTCTTGGCCGATTCGAGCGCATCGATTTCCGATTGGTAGCTCTGCGCAACCTCGGTGGCTTCCTGCTGCAGTAGGCCGACGCGCTGTTCGGTGAAGCTGGCTTGGGAGATGACGCCGGCGCGCTGTGATGCCTCGAGTTCCTTCTCGGCGTTTTTGTAATAGGCCAGGGTTTCGGCCAATACGTTTTTTGCGTTGTTGAAGCCGGTCAGATCGACGCTGCCAGCGGCGGCCTTCGGGTCCTTGAACTTGTCGTTGAGGTTCGCCATGTTCTTGGCGACGTTTGCAGGGGCCAGCCGTGAATCATTGGGGCTAGTCTTGCGGATATCATCAAGCTCCCGCTTGTACTCCTTGATGGCCTCGGCTCGCTTCTGATCATTGGTCAGTGACGATTTGGTGAGCGCATCGACCTTGATCATGGCCTGCTGAGAGGCCAGCTGGGCCTTGGCGTCATCGCCGTCAAGCTTTGCGATTTCGTCCTTGGCAGCTTTCTCATCCTGCAGCATGTTGAGCCGATCGCTGTAGAACTCGATCATCTCCTGCTTGTTTTGAAACAGGCCCACGTCGCCCGACTGAGCCCTGGCCAGATCACGCTGCGCCTGTTCGATATCGGAGCCAATATCGCTGCGACCAATGTTTTTCAGGTTGTCGGCGGCGCGGGCGACTTGGTTGTAAGCCTTCTCCCAGAAGCTCAGGTTTTCGAGTATTTTCGGCGTGCGCTCATTGATGGCGTCCGCATACTGCTCGGTTGCCAGCTTTACAGCTCCCGCGTGATTCCCCTGCTCTTGCAGAGCCGCTATCTGCGAGTAAACCGATGCAGTCAGATAGTGGTACTGCTCATTCAGCGCTGCAGAAGCCTTGACCGGATCATCGGCCAGCTTGGAGAACTCGGCGACTGTTTCGCTGACAGCTTTGCCGGTGGCTTCCTGCATCGAGACCGCGGCTTGGGTAATGCTGGAAAAGCTTTCGCCGGCAATCTTTCCATTGCCGGCCAGCAAGGCGAGAGCTTCGGCAGCCTGACCAGTTGTCCCGACAGTCGCGCTGACCTGTCGCGCCAATTCGCCGAGCTGGCCAGCGCTAACGCCAGCAAAATTCCCGGTCAGCACCAGCGACTTGTTATAGCTGTCCTGCTCTTCACTGCCCTTGTAATAGGCGACCCCCAGCGCCGCAACCGCTGCTGTCACCAAGGCGATTGGAGCGAGGATGGCGAGCAGACTAGCCGCAGAAGCACCTGCGCCGGCACCCAGCTGCGCAACAGCTCGAACACCGCTACCCCAGTCGCCCGACGACAGTGCATTGCCGAGCTGAACGACGTTTTCCTGCGCCTGGCGAGTGCCGAGACGAAGCTTGTCGAAACCGGTGGCGGTTTTTTCGAGCTTTGCGTAATCCTTGTCGATCTTGCTTAGCGAGGAATTGTATTGATCCTGGCTGATCCGCCCTGCATCGAGATGCTTGCCAAGTTGTTCGACCTGCGTATCCAGCTTGGTCATTGCTGCTTTGGTCGGATCGATCGCACCGAGCAGGCTGTTCAACGCCTTTTGCTCATCCAGTGTCGACTTGACCAGTGAAGCCTGTTGCTTGTCGAGCTGCGCGGTGACCTTGGCGAACTCAGCTTCGCCGTAAGCACCGGTCTGAGTGAGTTTCGACAGGCTCTCGCGCTGCTTGGCAAGCTCTTGCGTGGTGGTGGCGCCTTTTGAAAGCGACTTTTCCAGCGCTTCCATTTCTTTCATCAGGCCAACGGCAGACTGTTCTGCCCGATCGCCAGACTTGGTCAGTTTGTCGAGATCGGTCGCAGCCTGGGCAGCATCAGCGGAGTCGACCTTGATGCCGAGTTCTGCAATGTTCATCGACTCACCTTGAATAAGTGCCCGTCATTACGGGCGGTTTTCGCGAGCCTCGGCCATCACCGCAAGGGCTTCAGACTCCATGACGCGGATGTCCTGGAACACACGGGGGCGGTCCTTCGCCGGTATGCCGACGAGTCGCATTACATTCGGCAGAACGCCGTAATCGAGTCCGGTTGCGCCGCCTGCACCCGCGCGCCATTGCGTCCACATCGAATCCATGACGCGGAAAGATGGCCAGTTGTCCGGCCAAACTTCGAAGGTGTCGTCATAGTCCGATGGTGACAGCCCATACATAGCCAGCAGCTCGGCAGAACTGTCAGGCTCGTACAGGGCGCGAGCAGCGGCGGTTAGTTTCCCAGGCGCGCCTTTCCGTAGGCCTCGCTGTAGGCCTTGACCACTGCATCCGACACACCAATGCAGCTTTTCGCCAGGGCAAGGATCGACTCGTCGCACAGGTCGTCATCAAAGCCCCAAGAGACGACCAGATCCCTGATCTGATCGGCGCCCTGCTCGACTTCGGCCGCGGTCACTTCAGAAAGAGAAGGCTGTTTGCCCTTGAAGCGCTCACTCAGTGCTTCAGCTCTCTCCTTCCAAGAATCGAACAGTTCAGCCAGATCCGTACGATCGCGGTACTTGAACGTGAACGGCACCATCGCCGGCGTTTCGCCAACCTGCGGGATGGCCACGTCGACGGTGAACGTCGGTTTCGGCGCAATGGAAAACTTAGCCATGAGAATTCCTTACGACAGGTAGCGAGTGATAGATGCCTGAAGGGCCATGGACACGGTTTTGGTCATGACGTTGTTGCGGGCCATGGCCGGCTGTTGCGAGATCGACGTGTAAACGCCGTAGTAGATCTTGTCCAAGCCTGGCAGGTTCATACGTACGGCCTGAACGGATTGCGCCAAGTCGGCCGCGTTCACCACTGGGACATAAGGCAGGCTAGGGTCATCGGCGACCGTGATGGTCATGCTGGCCGCCGACTTGTCGGTTGGGATCTGGAAGCCTTGCGCGGACTCGAGGAAAGCAACGTCTGCGTAATTCTGATCGCCTCCGGCGGATGCAAAATCGGTCACCTGGGGGATTTGCACCCAAGTCAGTACTTTCTTCAAACTGCCGACTCCGGAGCCAACCGGGTAGATGCTGGTGCTGGTGGTGTCGATTGCTTCCAGGGTGATAGCGGTCGCCGTTGCGGCCTTCACACGAACAACCTTGTTGTTGAGCGCGGTCCAGCCAGAGACCACAAGCACGATATCGCCGACGACCAGAGTGGCGCCGACAACGGTGCAGATGGCTTCAGATGCGTTGGAGATGGCGGAGAAAGGCAGTGCTGCAGCGTAGGTAGCCGCATGCTCGATCGTCGCACCATTCGGGAGTTTTACGGCCATTGGTGTTTCCTCTTTGCAGAAATGACAAAACCCGCTCGATGGCGGGTTCTGGGTTTGCCCAATGGGCGGATTAGGTAGTGGCGTCGGATCGGTACTGGAATGAGACAGGCAATGTGAGCACGGTGTCTTCTTGCTGCATGGGCCCTGGCTCGACAGGCGTCATCACTTGGGTGACAAACCCTGTCTTGGTCAGCAGGTCATTGAGCGGGAATAGCGCTGCCAATTCATCGACCAGTCCTTCCGCTGCGCCGGAACCGCCACCGGATGGCGTCACGATCGTGATCTGAAACACTCCGGTGTACAAACGGTGAGCTCCAGCGA